GTGTACCAGATGGATGTCCTGTTTGGTGTCCGCAACGGCTTCCTCACGGATGTGCGCGGGCGGGCCATCACGGTTGACGGTCTTGACCTGACACAGGTGGTTCGTAAATCGGGCGACTTCGCCGACGCGTCACTGGGTGAGGCGTTGGAAAGTTCGGACGCTCTCAAGGTTGCGGCGCAGGGGTACACCGAGCATGCGGGTACCCGTCAGGGCATCGCGTTCTGGCCCACGGTGCGGGTCGCGGAGTTGGCGGCGACGGAGTTCAGCCAGCAAAGCATCGCGTCCGCGGTCATCCTCGGCGCCACCCCGCGAGAGGATCGCCACCTGATCTACAAGCGGTACCGGGAACGGGACATCCAGGTCATCCACTCGGTAGGCGTGCTGACTGAGGGGTTCGACATGCCTCAGGCCGAGGTTGCCCTCATGGGCCGGGCGACCTCCGTGCACGGTCTCTATGTGCAGATGGTGGGCCGGGTGCTGCGCCCCTTTCCGGGCAAGCGCGAGGCCCTGGTCCTGGACATCACTGGTGTGACGGGCCGGTTCCCGCTGGCCAGTGTCGCTGACCTGTCTACGGAGAGTGTGCGCCCGAAGCCGGGGCAGTCCCTCATGGAGGCGGAGGCGGAGGGTCGTCGGGAGAAGAAGGACAGGGGCAAGCTGTCCATTGCGGGTGACCGCGGGTTCGATGAGGTGAACCTGTTCCACCAGAGTCAGGGCGCGTGGCTGCAAACTCATAGCGGGGTGTGGTTCATTCAGACGAAGATGCGAACTGTCTTCCTGTGGCCTGATGACGAGGGCACCGCCGCGTCCGAGACGGGTACGGAGAAGTGGAAGGTGGGTGTCACGCCCAGCAACTACAGCGCGCGGGGCGGTCAGTGGGTGCGTACGGGCCTGTCCTTGGAGTACGCGCTTGCGGAGGCCGAGGAGTACGCCATGAAGATGGACGCCTCGATTGCCTCGCGTAAGTCGTCGTGGCGCCGTAAGGGTGTCCCTGCCAGTGAGGCGCAGAAGACTTACGCCCAGTCCCTCGGTATTGACGCCACGGCGATGACGAAGACGCAGGCGGCTGACGCTATCTCTGTCCACACCGCGTCGGTGATGTTGGACCCGAAAGGTGCCCCTAGGAAGGTAAACGCGTGAACAACAATCCCATGAGAGAACTGACCCCGGACAACTACTTTGAGTTTTGCACAGCAGTTGGACATCAAGTGCTGATGTTCCTGGGGGGGTATGGGCGTCCTCGGACACAAGTCGGTTTCTGGGCACCTGGGCTACGTACACGTTCAGGATCCAGATCTACCCACCATGGTTGCACTTGACTTGCTGCGCCATGCATCCAGGAGTTCCGGCGGGGATGAAGCATGGAACCGGCTGGAGAGCATCATCAGTTACTTGATTCCGCTTTCTCTGTCGATATCAACCGGGAAGACCATCCCGCAAGTACCTCTAGGAAGGTGACGGTATGACCGATGACCACGACTTCTGCATGAAGATCGGAGATGGCAAGAGATGATGCAGGGATCCGCTAACTACCCGAGAGGTAATCCGTCGATGCTGGAAAACCAGGCGGCACGGGTGCAGACGACCGTTACGGCGTTGCAGCAGGAGGTGAAGGATCTACGACAGGAGCTTGCGGCCATCCGCGCCCAGCTGGATGTTATGCGCCGCGCGCATATCGGATCGTCGTCGGACATTGGCCGCCTGTACGCAGAGGTGGCCAGCGTGCGCGGGGAAACCGCGAAGGTGGCCGCGCACGTTCGTTTCTCTGTGTTTTCGCCGGGAGGGTGCTCGCAGATCGAGTGCCCCGCTTGTCTGACATGAGGCGTGATCAGTGTTCGTACTGTGACAAGGTCAAGTTCCGGACGTATCCCTTGGCCCTGTCGGCGGCATTGTCGTTTTCCAAGAGGTTCAGTACGCCGTATCGGATCTACCCCTGCCCGCGTGGCAGGGGTTTCCACTTGACCACGCAGCGGCGTAAGGATCATGAGGAAGGGGCTATACACGAAACATGATTTCGTGTAGCGTCCCTTCCATGACAACACAGATGCACCGCAACGAGGTCACCTACGTCGGCATGCCGAACCCCCCAGCGAGAGTCGCCGCCTTTCAGTCCTCACCCCAGCAGGGCGTCATCCCGGCCCTCTACGTCGTAGAGGTATCCCGCGCGTGTACACCTGCGTACCCCGTGACCCACGAGTTCGGCGACACCAGGGAACAGGCAATCACCAAGTTGACGTCCCTGATTGAGCAGGCAAAGGCAGCGCTCGCGGAACTGTACGAAGCGCGGGACTGACCTCATGCCCGCACCGAAGAATCCGAACGTTGGTCCGGCCAACGCGGCTCGCGCCGAGAGGGCGAACCGCAAGGCTGCCAGCAAGCTCACCGAGCGAGGGTGGTTATGCCTCAATCCAACGGGCGTGGAAGTCCTCACCGACGCACTCAAGTACCTCAGTCACCGAGAGTTGACATCGTTCCTGACAGGTCTCCTGCAGGATCTTCAATCGCCAGAAAGGCACAAACCATGAACCAGATCTACGCCGCTATCCGTTCGCAGTTCACCAACGAGCAGGACGCGCGCAACAGTTTCGACATCCCTGCCGAAGAGGTCCCGATGTTCCGGGGGTTCTGGTTTATCAACTCCCCGTACGGATCCAACCCGTGCTACGTGTTCGCCGATGAGTCGGTGGACCTGGCGGCCGAGGGGTGGACGGAAGTGACAGAGCAGTGATGACCATTGAGGTGACGTACCCGGAGAGGGACATCACGGAGTCGTGGGCATCCGCCAACCCGGACGCAGCTATCCGGGCGGCGATGGAATGGGTTCGCTCGGGATGGGGCGACGACCAGGAGGTCAACGAGTACTACGAACAGATGGAGCAGTGGCTCGCCCAAGGTCACCCCTCCGTACTGAAGACCGTACGCAACCCCGATGGGGATCTGGAGGTCTGGAGAGTGGTGGAAACTGATGGGTGATTATGACCGGTTCATCAACGTCCGACCCCGCCGACGCATCAGCCTCGAGGAGTTCGACGCGCTCTGTGCCCAGTACGCCGGAAGGACGATAGATCCCGAGGATATCAAGGTGGGATCCCGGATCCTGTTTTCTGACTCCTCCGGCGCGGTGCTGCTAGGGGTGGATTCCGTCGAGCGCCACGCAGACGGAAGTATGACCGTTCAGGCGTTCGCATACGAGATCGAGGAAGGTGAAGAAACCCCTTGACACCTGAAATCGCCGACGTACCCCCGTGGATGTGGGACGTCCTGTTTGACCTGATTGACCAGCGCGATACGCACCCTAAGGCGGGGCCTCACGAATGGTGTGCATGCGATGCACTTGCGAAGGTCCCGAGGGAAGTAGTCAAACAGGCTGAGGCTATTAACGCGCTAGCGCATAGGTTTCGGACGCGCATGGGTCAGCAGGAGTCGGAGAGTGCCGAATGATCCGCGCCTGGTTCGCGCGTCGGCTTGGCCAGGGTGTTTCGGTACGAGATCGAGGAAGGTGATGAAACCCCATGACACAGAAAGCCGTAGTCATCCTGTTCAAACCGAGCGGTAAGTACTACACGACCGAGGAGTGGACAGTCCCGGACAACTGCCTGGCACCGGTCGACATGCTTCACTCCCCCGACTTCCGCCGGATCTCCGGAGGTCCGGTTCTCATCCCCGAACAGGCTCCGTGGGGGTATCCGCACCTGTTCCCGAACATCCTCCTCAAGTGGAACGCAGCATGACCAACAGCGACCCGTTCGAGTCAGCCGTCGGCAAGCCCGTGACGGGCAAGCTGGACGAGGAAGGCATCGAGCGCGACGGGTGGGGCCGGTACCTCATCCCGCATCCGAAGACGGGGAAGAAGACGGCGTGGACCAGGGTGACGACGTTCGCCAAGTCCGCATCTGACACGTACGCCCTGGGCCAGTGGGGCAAACGTATGGCAGTCAAGGGCTTGTCCCAGCGGCAGGACCTTATTCTCGCCGCCGCGGCGTGTGATCCGGAGCGGGACAAGGATCGGTTGAACAGCATCGCCGAAGAAGCGTCGAACGCCGCAGCCGCACGGGCGGGTAGCAACCTCGGTACCGCGCTGCATTCCTTCTCCGAAGCCGTTGACCGCGGCGAGACCCCGTACATCCCCCCACCGTGGGACGCGGCGATGGACGCCTACCGCAAGGCCCTGGCCGACGCGGGACTCAAGCCCCGCGCGGAGTGGATGGAACAGATCATTGTCAACCTGATGTACGGGGTTGCCGGAAAGTACGACCGAATCTTTGAGGTCACCAAGCCCATATCCATGAAACTCGGGGGTATGCAATGCCGCCTCTCTCCTGGCCATTTGGTCATCGGGGACCTCAAGACGGGTAAGGATCTCCAATACGGCTGGGGCGAGATTGCCGTGCAGGAGTACCTGTACGCCTCCGCCGCAACGGTGTGGGACAGGAGCGCGCGCAAGCATCTGCCCATGCCGGAGGTCCGCCGGGACGTTGCCGTGGTCGTGCACCTTCCTGCCAACGATCAGGTATCCGGCGGCAAGGCAACGATCCACTTCGTCGACCTGGCGATCGGTGCTGATGGCGCCAATATCGCTGCTGATGTGCGGGAGTGGCGCAAGATGCGCGGCATCGCCACACCTCTGTCGTCGGCCACGGTTGGTGAGGTTGACCCCACCCCGCCGTGGTCGACACCGGTGACGACGTGGGCTGAACAGATCTCCGCGTGCACCACTGAGGCTGAGGTGCGCAACGTTGCTCAACAGTGCTTTGCCGCTGGTGAGTGGACTCCTGAGCTAAAAGACCTAGGACTCAGGAAACTTGCTGAGTTTTCCTAGAAGTTCGGCACTTGCGCACAGAGTTCAGTCGTGTATTCTGATTTCACCACCAAGCAAGACGGAAACCACCAAGTTTCGTCAAGTTCCTTGAGAATTTCACAGGGCATCACTGGTTCCGGGTTCCCCTGTCACATGTCGTGTCGTTCGGGTGGGCCGTCGAGCGACATGGAGAGTGCCCGGGACAACCGGGATGGGTTCCGGTGCTAGCTCCCTTTGGTGGAGGTTGAGCGGCATCGGGCCCATCCCAACAACAGACTTTCGGCTACTGCCGAGAGGAACAGAAGAGAACACGAACACGAACATGAACAGGAAGAGGTAAGGATGTCCAACGACCCGTTCGCCCGTAGCTCCGGCGGAAGCCAACTTCGCGGCTACGCCGGACAAACCGCGCTGATAACTCCACTGGAGTTTGCCCCGGGTGCGATCACTAGCCCCCGTGGCCCGGTTGATGGGGTGCGAGCCAACGTTGTGTTCTTCGACATGGAAAGTCCAAACCCCGTAGAGAACGCGACGGTGGTTGACGGAATGCTCATTCTGAACGGGCCCGTAGTCAGCGAGCTTAACTTGATCCTTGCCCAAAAGGGCAAGCCCGGTGCCAAGACCATGCAGTTGGGCAAGGTCAAGGAGAAGCCCAACACCAAGGGTGGCGACAAGCCGATTGTCGTTCTGGACGGGCCTGACGATAAGGACGTGGAAGTCGCACGCGCGTATCTCGCCAGCATCAAACCCGAAGACCCGTTCGCCTGAGTCGGCACCTCGTAGGCGGACGTACTCCCGGCCGAATGATCCTTCGGCCTGCGGACGGGATTGGCCCACCCGTGGGAGAAACGGGCCACTAGGAGGAGGACGGAGCCTGTCGGCTTCGAAATGGATCTGCGGTAGCGCCGTACGCATCACCACTACCGTAGATAAAACGGCAGGCTCCGCCCAACCGTCATGATCATAGGTAACGTCACGCCACACTGAGGAGTACCCATGCTGACAAGGGCGTCCCTTCAAGGACAGCTTGACACCCTGGACAAGCGCATCGAGCGGCGCACTGCGCGGCTTGAGAAGAACGAGGCGCGGCTCCGGGAGATCCGGGAGAAGCAGGCGCAGCGCCTGAACACTCTCGCCGAGTTGATCCGCACGGAACAGGCTGATCTGGAGAAGGACATCCGCAGCCGCGACTGGCTGCGCAGCTCGCCGGTTGCAGACGAGCAGAACGACGACAGTGACACCAGTGCTGACGGTTTCGCCGAGGCTAAGCAGGACGCGCCGGGGTGGCAACCCCCGCAGTAAGTGAGGCAGTCCTGTAGAAAGGCCCGTGGGGACGGGAAAAGTCCTCCCCGGTTCCTACCGATGGGAACCGGGGAGGCGCCCCACGAGGGGGTAGCTCAACGGCAGAGCATGTGTCCGGCCCCTGTCCGCTGCTCATTCGGACACGAGGTGCAGGTTCGACTCCTGCCCCCCTCACCGCTCATTCACCACCGACCACCAGAAAGGCATAGTCATGGACAACGTTGTATTCGGTTTGGGGTTCGCGGCGGAACAAACGCTCAACCTCTTGCGTGACAAGCTCTGGAACGTCATCCCTGTCCTGCTGGTGCTGGCTATCGTGGCCAGTGTGACCACCGGTAGCACCGCTTTCCTCGTCATCGCCACGGCAACAGCCGTCATCTGGGGACTACTCAGCCGGAGCAAGGCCACCCATGCGGCCAGGACGGCAGAGTTCACCCGACGTCGCGTGGAGGCCATGCGCCAGGAACGCGAACGCCAAGACGCCATCCTGCGAGAAGCAGCCGAGAAGGCCATCGCGGACGGGGCGCTCACCCGGCAGGACTTCCTGACACTGCGCGACAAGATGCAGTTCCAGAGCTTCAATACGGTGTGGGGCACGCGGTGATACACCCGGACACCCTGCCCCTGCTCCACCCCGGTGACTGGACGGTCATCCATCAGGACGAGGCACAGCAATGGATAGCCTCTGACGAGGCCGAAGAGGTCCGCCTGTACTTGGACAACGCATCAATCTGGCTGGGCGACGGGCGACGGATTGCTAACCTCGTCATCCCGTTCCATGAGGCCAAATTCGCAGGATCTCTAGATATCACTCATCAAGGGCAGGGCCTTTGTTTCACCTACCTCGGTGACTACGTCCCCCTCCCTGTTGCGCTGTACATCCTTGAGAAAGCGGGATGGAATGTGGTCAGGGACGGGAACTCGCTACAGATCACCGAGAAAATGACTACCGGAATCCCCGTCGTCTATCAGTTCAACGACGCTAACCTGATCAAATGAACAGGGGTACACGGTGATCGACCCGGACACCCTGCCCTCGCTCCATCCCGGCGACTGGACGGTCATCCACCAGGACGAAGGGCAACAGTGGATAGTTTCCGATGAAGCCGAAGAGATCCATCTGTACCGGAGTGATGAATCGGAAGACTGGCGACGGATCCCCAAGCTTGTCATTCCGTTCCATGGAGCCACATTCTCGGGGTCCATGGAAATGACCGAAGACGGACGGGGCACGTGCTTCACCTGTATCGGCTACCCCGTCCCCATCCCCGTCGCGCTGTACATCCTCGAGAAGTGGGGATGGAAGATAACCGAACAGAGGCACCCGTAATGGCGGGAGCGTCGCACAACCCCCACACAGTAAACCGAAAGGAGCAAGAACTATGACCGAGTACGACACCACCCACATGCCCCAGGTGAGCGCCCCACCCCTGGCGAAGGACTTCTACAGCGGCGCCACCCCGTTCAGTGGCACCCTGCTGGACACCCCGGAACCCTGGCACGTCACGGTGACTTTCCAGGGACGCTCGCAGTCAGACCAGTACACATTCTCCGCCTCCGGCACCCCCGAGTTCGTGGCAGAGGCCGTGAACGGCGCGACGTACAGCTTCACGGCGGAGATGGAACGCCGGAGCGGCAAGGCATGACCACCCGGTTTGTCATCACCCGTAGCGCCGATCACGGCGGCTGGGCGATCCTCTTGCACATTATCGAGGGAAGCGATCCGCACCAAGTCGTCTGCATCGCGGGGAGCAAGTCCGAGAAGGCGACCCACGACAAAACGATCTCCGACCTGGAAACGTTCATCCAGCAGGCGCAACGCACATGGACCCGAATGAAGGCGGTGGCCCCCAGTGACGTTCCGGCGTAGCTCCACCTGCGGCAGCTCAACATGCGTAGAGGTCCACATGGGGGTGGACCAGGGAGTACTAGTGCGCAGTTCCGACCCGACTCAACCGTCGGTCCTGTACTTCACCGACGAGGAGTGGACCGAGTTCGTGGGTGCGGTCAAGCGCGGCGAGTTCGACATGGGGGTGCCAGCATGAGCACAGGACTAGCCATTGCCCTGGTGGGAACCCTGTTCACCGTGGCGTTCTTCGTCATCGGCATGGGAGCCCTTGCCACCTGGCGAACGATCGAGACGGAACGCGCCGAACGGTTCGACTCCCTCACGGGGGCGAACGCCACCCGCGACCCCATGAGTATGTAGCCGGACCAGCACAGAGAAATGCCCCGCATCCCGTGGAAGGTGCGGGGCATTTCCGTATCGGTGCGGTCCTGGGCTGGTCCCACTGTCTCCAGTCTAGTGCAGGCGGGATCCGCCGGTAAGGCCAGTGGCTTCCGGGCCCACGGGGGCGTTCGACGGAGAGACCTCCGGGGTCACCGACTGGCGCAGCAGGATGCCCATCACGGCGGTCACTGCCAGCACCAGGGCACCAACCCGCTCCTGCGAGAAGTCGAGACCGTACGCACCGAGTACCGCCGCGCCTGCGGTGATGACGCCGGTCCACACGGTCGGGGCCACGGGACGGACAAGGAGTGCGTTCCATGCCGTGAGGACGGCGGACACGAAGAAGACGATGAGTCCTGCCTGTTCAGCGCTCAGGCCGTCCCAGCCGAACGTGACGAAGAACGTCAGCGCGGCCGAGATGCCCTGCAGCCACAACGACGGCTCACGACCAAAGATCCTGGATTTCATGGGGATACTCCTAGCGTGGTTAGGTGAGGCTTGCCCAAGTTTTCGGGCCGACAACGCCGTCAGCTTTCAACCCGCGCATCCTCTGGTACCAGATCACGGCATCACGGGTGTCTGGGCCGAACTCGCCATCGGCTGCGGACTTCCCGATGAACGCCTGAACGTACTTCACGTCGGTGCCGCGCATGTGCGGAGTCGTCAGCTCCAGCACCCGCTTGCCCAGGGGGAACGACGGGAGCCCCGCAGGCGGCTTGGTTGGTGCGGGGGCCGCAGCGGCGGGGAGGCTCGCACGCCACTTGTCCACCGACCATCCCGCGAGCACGGTGTACAGGGCCCACATGGCCCAGTAGTCGCCGACCTTGGAGCGGATGAACGAGATGTGGATGTGCCACAGGTGTGATGGGTCGGAGGTCGCGCCCTCTTCCCGGTACTCGTTGTACCCCTCCACCGACCGGTCGTTGTCCAGCTGTCCGTAGAACTCAAACACGGACATGTCTAGACGCGGGTCTTTCGGGTCGTGCGCGGAGTTCCACAGTCGCTTGAAGAACGTGACGATGGTGCGGTAGTTTCCCGACTGCGCGGAGGGGAATGTCAGGTCAATGGCGGACGCTGCATCCCATCCCGGACCGAACTGGTTGACCTTGTCCCGAATGCTGTAATTGCCGGGCCAGCGGGCTTTGTTCCTTTTCCCACTGTTGTGGAATCCCGACTTGTCCGCGTAGATGCCGCCGAGTTCCAGGTCGGGAGTCAGGGTTCTCACCATGCGCCAAAACCACCAAATGGACCCAAGTATCAGTGGGTTGTCTGGCTTCGGCTTGTCCACGTGGAAGTCGGGGCGGGTCAGGTTCATGGCCATGGCGTGGCCTTTCGGTGTCGGTGACGTGCACCTAAACGATACGTGTCACTGAGTCGTGCTGGGTGACGGACGAGGAATCGGAGTGAAGGACGGGGGTGCAGGCAGGAGCGAGGCGTCGCAACCGAGGTTGCGGTACAGCGTGCGGAATGCCGCCTGCAGTTGCACACCGAACTGCGTCGTTGGTGCGGGGCGCACGTTCTCTGTCCACGCGGTGAGGATCCCGAACGTCTCGCAGAACTTGCGGTCGGACGCCTTGCGAGCTACCTCGGCCTGTTCGATGGCCTGTTGCGCCGCGCGGTTGGTGTACACGATGTTCACGGTCATGCCGCCCAGGGTGAACACGAGCAGTAGGACGATGATGACGAGCGGGGAACGCGCGTTCACTGCGGTGGGTCCCTTTCGGGGTGGTGGGTCATCGGTCATGGCCTAGTGCCCGATGATTCGGGTTGCGACGATGGTTGCTCCGGTGGCGACGGCTGCTCCGGAGATCCCGAGGGCAAGGATGTTGTACCGGAGCCTGCCTGCCCATTCCGGGCGAGACTGATTGCGGCTGCTCCCGCTGGCCCCGCTAGCAAACCCAGCGCCGTCCCCAGCAGGACCGGATTCGCTTGTCCCGGATCCAAAATGAAAGCTTGATGGGTGATTATCCCAAACCCCAGGGTAAGAGAACCGAAGTCGAACAACATGCGTCTCACCCGTTCCGTGTTCACGCATTCCCTGCCCCTCTCGCCGGTTAAGAGCCATCCCCGGCATGGTATCCCCGCGTCCATATCCCCACACGCTATCCAATAAATAAGGCATGCCAATTCGTTGGCACATGCATATGAACGTGAGCAGCCCCCCGCATGGTAGGGCAATGATCATGAAGCGGGGTATCCGGGATGCGGACAGAGTCTTGCGCCCATACCCATCCACGGCGGTACGATGTACACAGACCAACGAGGAGGAGAAATGCCCGGTATGGACGAAAAGGACGTCGAGCGCGCGAAGACCTACAACGAAAACCCCGACAAGCCCGTGACCGAAACCGACGCTGAGTACCGTCAGGCCATGGAAGGCAAGGCACCCGAAGGCGAACCGGAGTCCGGAATCCGACAGTGAGGAAAACGGGGTGATCCGGTTCCGCCACGGGTGCCACGCCCCACCCTCACCGGATCACCCCTGCCTATACACCGTTACGGGGCGGAATCCTCACGCACCCGGAACCGTGTCCACGTACTGCGCTCCTCGATAGCGCCCGGCCCATACAGAACAGCGCGCGCGGCCCACTGACCCGCGACATCAAACGGAGCCGGGAACGCACCCAACACGCTCGACGACGACACTTCCATCGTCGCCGGGGTAACCGTCTGAACCTCACCGGCAGGGTCAAGGATCTCGATCGCCGCCGCATCAAACCCATTGAACGGGTCGGCCTGCTGAGGGCGAGTGACTTTCAAACGAATCAACCCGGGGGGAAGATCCCCCACCGTGAACGGACCTAGCGCCATGGCGTGTACTCCTTAGTCCTGCACAACAACTTCCCCTATCAAACCCGACAGAAGCGTGTCGTCAGTAAGGGAACCAAGGGCGACATCGGAACTATGATAGGGAACGGACTGAACACGGTAGAAAATGGTCAACAGCTGCGAGATCCGACCGGCCGTACTGAACAGGACGGAAAGGTCCCGTGCCGCCTGCCCCCGCAGTACCCACTGAATGGAAAGATCCCGGTTCGCCACCGTACCCAGGACGCCCCACTGTAGCGTTGCGTCCTTCGGCGACACCCGCGACAACACGCGCCAGGGCAGATCGAGATCCTGACTCAGGGGTGCAGTGACCCCCCACCGCAGCGCTAGGTCCGTGGCGTCCGCGGTCTGGAGGATCTTCCATCGGAATTCCAGGGCTTTCGCAGCGGCAATCTCATTCGCGACGCGCCAGAACAACCCCATCGACGAGGGGGTGGACATGGCGGCGGAGATACGCCACGGAACAGAAACGTCCCTGCTGACCGCGGACGCGATACCCCACTGAACTCCGATGTCACGGGTGACCTTCCCTGTCGTGGCCCACACCAGCTCCATGTCCTTCGACACCGAACCAGCAGCCTTCCACAGCAGGGACACATCCCTGGTGACACCCTGGTTAACCGCCCACGGCAACGACAGGTCCCTCGGGGCCGCCAACTGGGCAGCCACCCGCCACGGCAACGACAGGTCCCTCGGCGACGCCAAGGCACTGGCCACACGCCACGGCAAGGAGAGGTCCTTGGGCGCGGCAACGGCAGTGGACACACGCCACGGCAAGGAAACGTCCGCCGTCACCAGACTGGCGACAAGCCACTGGAACTCCGCTGTCGCCACCGGGGATTCGTACGTGACCCACGAAACCGTGAGGTCCGCGGACACCTGCCCCCCGACGGACCACCGAGCATCCAGATCCTTGGAGACAGACTGAGCCACCTTCCACCGGACGTCCACGTCCTTGGGCGCGGCAATCGGCGCCAACAGCGGCGCCGGACCGATCGGTGTACCCGCGTCCCACACCCGGGCGCCGTCGATGGTGACGCCCTGGTTCGCTTCGTTACGGGCGATGCCGAACCCCATGAGAAGGCTCGTGCCGTTGCGCACCGTGTCGTTGTTCGCAGAACCCGTGATCGCGTCGCCAGCGACAGCAACAGTGGTGGAGTCCGGATCAGTGAACAACGAGGCGGAGATCTGCCCCGCCGTGACACTGTGCGTGAACCAACCCTCAAGGCGATGCCACTGCCCAGGGGTCACCGTCGAGACGGTAGTGCCTTCGGTCCCAGTGAAACCGTCCATCAGCCGGACCTGACCCGTCGTCAGAACCGACACTTCCATGACGAAGGTGGTAGACGCGTCCGCAGCGAGCACCAGCCGCGTACGGTCCGAACCCGTGGGCAACCGATCTACCTTGAAGTAGACCCGCCAGTCCTTGCGCAGCTGCCCAGCGGCAGTGCTACCGACAGTCCCCCCGGACCACCCGACATAAGACATGCCGGCCGTGCCGCCCGTTGTGCAGTACAACGCGCTTGACCCGAGGTGGTATCCCGACGTGGTGTACACCCGCGCAGAGCCGGTGGAACTGGCAAGGATCTGAACAGCAGTGGACCCAGGCTCGTTGTCATCGGAGTTGGCAGTCGTCAGGGCAGCGCCGTTGGTCCCCTCAAAACCGTTGTAGACGTCGAACGTCATGACACCCCCGGATTCAACCTTCCAACGAAGGTCGACATCCTTCGGAGCGACGACGGAAAGGACAACCCACCGGGCATCCAGGTCTTTCGAGACAGAGGACGTGATGCCCCATCTCGCATCCAAGTCCTTGGACACCGCCGACGTGACACCCCAGCGCGCATCCAGGTCCTTAGTTACCGCACCTGCAACGCCCCACCGGGTATCCAGGTCTTTCGACACGGACGTGGTGGCCGCGGTCACCGCCCAGCGTGCATCCAGGTCCTTGGTGACCGTGGACGTAACCCGCCACCGAGCATCCAGATCCTTGGAAACGGCAACCTGGACACCCCAACGGGTATCCAGGTCCTTGACGACGGAAGACACCACCGCCCACCGGGCATCCAAATCCTTGGACACCGCCGACGCGACACCCCACCGCGCATCCAAGTCCTTGGTGACTGTGGATGTGACACGCCACCGGGCATCCAAGTCCTTGGAGACCGAGGAAGCCACACCCCAGCGGGTATCCAGGTCCTTTGCGATGGGCCCGGAAACCTTCCACCGCAGATCAGCGTCTTTGTTGGGCAGGATCGGCGGGGACAGCAGCGCCATTGGGCCGATGGCAGTGCCAGCGTCGTGCACGCGGACCCCGTCGAGCATGACGCCTTGACTGGCCTCGTCCCGGGCGATACCGAAACCGATGGTGAGGTTCCCACCGCCGCGCACGGTGTCGTTGTCCGCGGACCCCGTGATGGTGTCACCGGCATTGGACACCGCCGTTGCGTCCATGCTGGTGAACAGGGACATGCCCATTTGGCCAGCAGTGGCGCTGTGCGTGAACCAACCCTCAAGCCGGTACCAAACCCCGGCGCTCACCGTGGAAACGGTGGTGCCTTCGGTCCCCCCGAATCCATCCATCAGGCGGATTTGGCCCGTCGTCAGGACGGACGCCTCCATGATGAAGGCGTTGGACGCATCGGTCGCCAGGACCAGGCGAGTGCGGTCCGAACCGGTGGGTAGCCGGTCCAGCTTGAAATAGATCCGCCAATCTTTGCGGGGTTGCCCGGACGCGCAACTGCCTACGGTGCCGCCAGACCAACCGACGTAGGACTGTCCCGCTGTGACACCCGTGGTGCAGTACAGCGACGTTCCGGAACCGGCTTCAACCGGGACGACGGTGAAGTGGTCAAGCTCAACCCACGTCGTCCCGTTCGTCTCGACCTTGAGTGTGTGACTGCCCGGGGTGAGTGGACCGGAGTCGTAGATGAGGGTGGAGTTACCGGCCCCGGCCTGCCCATAGGCGCTGCCCTGCAGCACCCCGTCTATGTAGACCTTGGATGTGCCACGCCCAGCCGCGAGGGTCGCCCACCACTGCAACCGGGTGCAATTAGCGTGGGTGTACTCCGCCGTACCTAACCCGGGGACGGATGTGGCGCTGCCGTCCGACCATCCCGCACCGAGTCCACTGAACGTGGACCACCCTCCGGTGTAGGTGATCCCGTCGCCCTGGTTGCGGACTTTCTGCAGGATGGCGGTGCCGTTGAACCGGGCACCCGCCGCCTTGTACACCCGGGCCGAGCCAGCACCGTTGCCGAGGATCTGAACCGGGGTGGCGTTGGGTTGCGAAGCGTTCGAGTTCGACTCGGTGAGGGCAGCCGCGTCCGTGCCTTCAAAGCCGTTATGGACAACGAACGCCACGGCGCCCCACCTTCCTTTTCGGCACGGAGGGGCGCAAGGTCACGCAGGGCAGGCTACGTAACCTTGCACCCCGGGAAGATTACGGCAGGGTGTCACCCGTGACTCGGATGATTCCGCCATCGGGGTTCAACGCGGAAGTACCGGCGCCAACGGTCCGACGGATCCACACGCCCTTAACCTGGCCGGGACCGATGTCACCCAGGGCCAACGGTCCGGCGCCGAACGCGGACACACCCGTCGGGGCGGTGTTCTCGTTGGCGACCGTCGCGGCCTGAGCCGAACCGGAACCCTTCGCCGACACGGCAATGTTGTCCGTAGCGATGTCAATCGACGCGCCACCCGAGGTCTGCGACTGGACGGCAACCGTCGCGTTCTGCAGGGTGAGAGTGGCGTGGTTGTTCAGGACGAAGATGCACCGGTACTCGACGTCACCGGCCGCGCTCTCCGCACCCGACACATCGTCGAACAGGTTGTTCATCGTCGCGTCGGTGATCTGCGTCGTCGACACCTGGTCACCGAGCGACGTGGCAGCGGTACCTGCCTGCGAGTCGCCCGTGGCAGCGACCACCGAAAAACGATACTGAATATCACTATTGGTAATCGCCATGGCGTACCCCTTAGCAGTCTGTGTCTACGAATGGATAGTACGGGAGTGACGGGTCGGATACCTCAGATGACCCAGTTCTTGTTACCGGCGATGTACGAACCACCGTCGTTACGGTCGGCCACCGCCGCGCCCGCCATCGTGACCACGTCACTGACCCACCCCGTCGCGCCCGTTCGGCGCCCGGTGATGTTGCCGAAGATGACCCCCTGAGACGGAGTGCCCGTAGCGATGAACCCTTTCAACCCGCTGTACCCAGTGTTCGGGCGAAGCGTGTTACCGATCGCGGTACACCTGCCCCAGGGAAACTCGACCGCCGCGCCTGAGACGCTGGCAACCGCGCCCTCGATGATGCAGATGTTGCCGACGAACGTTGAGACGAACGACGTTTTGATGGAACACAGCGCAGCGTTACCAGAATCAAAGTAGTTACTGTTGATCTGGATGGTGTCGGCACCATCAATGTCCAGATGCAGCGCCGAGTTTCCGTGCGTGAAATGACAGTTCATGAACTGCCATCCGCCATACCGTGCGCGCACCTGCGTACCGATCGACGACATGAACCGGCAGTTACTCATAATCATGTCGGTGCCGGTGTACGTGGACGGAGCCATGGCCGTGGTGTCCATGGCCATGTTGCACGCCTTCGTCACGCACCGGTGCACGCCCTGGTCCATCGTTCCGTCGAACGTGCCAGGGAGTTGACCCCGCCAGTGGAACGCGACGTTACAGTCCCGGACGTAGATGTCCTCAATGTGGATGAAGCCCACGTCGTTGAAGTCAATGCCGTCACCGGCGCGCGCGTTGCCCTGCAACACCAGGGATTGAATCCAGATACCGTGCGGGTTCGTTGCCAGGCGGGAACCGGACGCCAGGATGCCCACCTGAATGAGCGGCGATGTACCAGCGCCGTTGGCGCGCAGCATCGTGCCGAACGTCCCCGCGTTGTTCCACCGGTCATACCAGGATCCATAGACCCCGGAGATGGCAACGCCGTACTTCGCCACAATCGAGGTGTTCGCCGGGATGTCGTACACCCCGCGGTCGATGAGCACGTGCCCACCCGGGTAGTGGGCGAACCCCGGCGTCCCGCCGACCCCGCGCGTGTTCGCGTCGTCGATCGCCGCCTGAATGACCGTTCGGTTGTTCGCCGCCGTGGTCGGAAGATCAGACACCGACGCACCATCCGCGCGACGCGCAATGGTCCGGCCCGCGGATTGGTACACGATGTGCGTGTAGCTGCCCAGCGAGAACGACGTACCTCCACCGGACCCCCCACCTGAGCCGGGGGTCAGTAGCGTACCGGCGGAGTAGATGCCACCCGCAACGTCGAGCCGCCCCTGTACCGCGGCGTCGCCTGTCGCCAGGAACCCGGGAACCGTCAGGTTCCCCGTCATGGTGTCCCCGTCGCGGTTCACCTTCCCGACCAACTGGGAACCGGTGTCGATCGCCGCCATCGCGAACCGGCCGTAACCGAAGTCGACGAAAACCAGTGTTGGCCCGTCAGGATCCCCGTCCGGGCCGTAGAAACCGACCCTGCCGTCGGCATCGGCGGTGACCTCGGAAACGGCAGTGCCGTCCGGAGTGGTCAGGTCGGTGACTTGGGTTCCGCCGGTAAGGCTGAGGTACACCGCGCCCGTGGCGCCTGGACGGACCTTGAGATCGTCACCCACCTTCTCGGTGGCAACGTCGGCGGGGGAGAGTCCGAAGAGATGACGTGGCATGTTCTGTTCCTTCCCTTATGCCGCGTGGAAAGCAACGCCATCAAGGGAAATCCAACCACCAGCAGGCAGGTTGAAGTACCCGAGGATCACGTCCCCGTTGGCTTTGACGTCGAGCCGCCCCACTTCCTGGTTGGCGGTGCCAACTCCCGCGGGGACGGTGAAAATCAGCTGCCCCGAAGGGCGATAGCCGACAGGCAAGGTGAGCACACGGTCCCGCTCAGGCGGGGTGTATCCCGCCTTCGCCCGCACGAGACCGTTCAAGACAACGAAACCATCGGCAGTTTTGGTGAAACCGCCATTGGCGAACCCGCTGCCGAAGTTCTGCCAGTTCGGGGCGAACGGAACAGCCTGATACGCGGGTTTGACCGTGGGGTGCACCTGGACCCAACCGGACCCGCTGCCCACCATCACCACTGGTTCGGACGCAGTTCCCTCGATGGCAACCTGTCCCCGGCGTGACGGCCGACGCGACGTTGACGACTGGACGGCAACGGGCTTGCCGATGAAATACCGCTCGTCAACCAGGGTGCCCGAAGACAGGCCGTTGGATCCCGCTGTCACGCCGAAGCGGGCGAGAGGAATGTCGTACGTTCCCGCCTCGTCACTCTGCAGGACCGGCGGGGATGTGCCCCCGGTGACGACTACAACGTTGACGCTGTCCCCTGCCTGCGAGGCGCGCAGAACAATACGGTCGTACCGGGTGCTGCTCCCGGCGTTGGTTGTCAACGATCCTGTGATGACGGCAGTGTTCTGGTAAAAGAACCCATTGATCCACGCCTCACCAGGTTGCACCGAGTAGGTGGATCCAGTCACGGACACCCGCAGCGCGGACGATGTGGGGTCGTCGCCAACGACTCCATCGACCTGCCACAGCCGCGCCATCCTGGACCACTGGAGTTCAGTGGTGACGTCGCTTGTCCCGAAAGGGTAGGAAGTCTCAGCCATTAAACCGTTGTCTCCTTTTTCTTGAGGAGCTTAGTGAGATCCGTAATCCGTTTCAGGAACCCGGGAGATCTCCGGGCGTACTGTCCATCGACTGTCCCCACCAATGCCGTTGCACGAAGAATATCGTCATTGCCGTACGTGATGGTCGCCTCCCGCACCCGCTCCTGAAGGGTGATGTACGGAAGCTCGATCGTGACGAAGTCACCGACCTGCCAGTCCCGGAAGTACTGCAAGGAGTCCGTGTCGATCGGCGTCATGGAGATACCGACCTGCCCCGACTCCGTGTCAAAATGCTGATCTGCGGCAGCCTGCATCTGCGCGGACACGTCACCATCAGCGGGGTTGATCTCCCCCACATCCTCGAACGACTCCGCGTACACCGAAGGGAACCACTGATCGGTCCGGGTGTACAACACAAGGTTCTTCGCCACCTGCGGCCCGTCAGTGAACGCCGCGGTACGCCCCGCACCGAGGATCAGATGCGAGGTGTTCGGCGCCGAAACCCCATAATTCGCGTCAGCCAGGGTGCCGTTCTCAAACGAGAACTTGGCGGTCTCCACACGGTCCACAGTTTCAAAGATCCGCAGAACCAGCTGCGTACCTTCCTGCACCAGCCGGAACCCGATGCCGCCCCGGTTTGCCGGAGCGGACAGTCCCGTCGTGGCAGCTTCCGCAATGTCGGCCATGGCCTCGATCAGCGTCTCGAACCGGAAGTTCCTCCGAAGCGCCGTGGCAGTACCCCGGTTCAACGACGTGGGCAGCGACAGGAACGGGATCCGCTGGCGTGACACATGGTTGGTCGGGCCCGCTTGCTCCGAAACCAGATTCCGGATCATCGTCTCCACCGACGTGGACGCACCGGAAACCTGACGGAACGGGTTCGCCTGCGCGGTGATCGCCGCCGCCGGGTTAGGCCACACCAGCCAACGGGCCAGATAAACATTGTCGTCTGACCCATTGATGGTGAGCGTCCCCGTGTTGTCCTCCGATCCGGACCGATCCCATTGGAAGTTCGTAATGGGCCCACTCATCAAGGTGTCACCATCGTCGGTGTACACCTGAATACCGCCACCAGGGTTGGCACCACCCTGTTTCGGGTCCAGCAGCGCGGCCTTGTCGCTACCGGCCGACAGGCTCATCGTCCAGCTTCCAACACGGTTGTGGCGGGGAACCACGGTCAGTTCCCGAGCGTCGTCCAGCTGCGCCACGACACGCAGATTCGCATCCCTGATGTAGGTCGTTAAACCATGAGCCTTCAGCATCAGTATGCCGCCAGGTAGCGGGGCCGGTAGGTGAGCTTCACCTGAGACTGCGCCGTCGCCCCGGGGGCGCTGAACGTCACCGAGTTGTCGCCCCGCTCCAACGGCCACAGCGATGCGCCAGCAGTCATGCGCTGCCACTGGTTGATCGGGGTACCCGCCGGCTCCTCGATCACCGCCTTGACCCCCTCGCGGGTGTCGATGAGTAGCTTCTTCCCCGCGGCCAGGGCGTAGTTGTACGTGAACGCCTTACCCGTACGCCCGTTGCTCGCGGTGAACGAGTTGAACGGGCCCGTCAGTTCCCAAATCGGGAACGCCCGAACGTTACCCACGTTCGGCACGGTGAGTGCGCCGATGACTTGCGAGTTACGGACCGTAAGCGGCAGGAGCGGGAAGAAGTCCCCGACCGTACCGCCGATGCCCCAAGACCGAGACCACTGTTCGCCCTCCCAGAACGGACGAGGCGCACGGAACGTCAGGATCGCCGACATCCACGTGCGCCCCTGCGCGTCGTCATCGTCGGACCCCTCGAACCCACCCGCGTAGTACGCGCCGATGGTGCGGGTCTGCCCAGCGGGCTCCCGGATCTCAAGGATCCCTTCACCGTCCTGCGGATTAAGGTCGGAGATGAGGTCCCGGAAGATCGTCAGACACTCATCCCTGTCGGCGCCCCACAGGTACAGCGGGATGGAGATCTCTCGCGGAGCGGCGCGTACACCACGGATGGTTTCCCCATCGATGGCGGGGGACCTGTCGGCGAAGAAATCCCACGTCGGCATAAGCAAACCCATGACTCCGGGCCGGACCACGATGCCCCGGGTATACGACTGCCAGTTAGTCAACTGGGTGCGACGGCCGGTAGGGAACTCCGGTGTTGGGGCGGAGGTCCAGAACAGGTCCGTCGCCAGTGACGGCGCGACGGGGGTGACCGGTGGGGGAGCTGTGGTTCCGACAAGAATAGGCATGGCGCGGCATCCTCACCCGTACAGCAGTTCAAGCTTTTGGAAGGTCCTGAAAAGAGCTTCCTCCGTCGGCACGTTCGGTGCGTAATTGATGTTCAGTTCGTTGACCTGGTTGCGTGGCGTGCCCTTACCGAGGTTGTCCCAGTGCGAATCTGACCGCAGGCCCGTGCGCTGCGAATAGCCGACAAGCCCACCGTCGGCAAGCGCGAAGTGGATGTGAGCGTTGCCCTTGAACCGGCCGGTGCCCGCATGTTGGTCGTACACGTCCCCGGAGTAGGCGTGGGGCCGACCGTTGTTCATGTTCAGCGAGTTCCACGGCGAGATGAGTTCCTTGATCTGCGGACCCCACCGTGCCTTGATGTAGGACGCCACGGCGAACACGGCAGGAATGTCAATGGCCCGCCCGCCAGCATGGTACGAAAGGTTCCCGGACAGGGTCCGGGAACCAGGACGCAGGCCAGAGATCAGGGTGACAGCAGGACCGAACGCGGCAGTCAGCTCAGCCAGCGCGGCCAGGATGGGCCCCTGCAGCCCTCCCACGCTGACGCCCTTACGGTGCCCAGTGAACGAACCTGACCCCTCGAAATTGAACATGTTCGAGACGGTTGACTTGACCTTTTCGGCCAGCAGTCCCTTGCCCTTGTCGGCCATGCCCAGCATGATCTGACCGGCCTGGTTGCTGCCGACGGAGTTCTTCAGATCCTGCAGGGGACCGGAGATCTTGCTGGTGACCCAGTTGGCGGGGCCGGACAACAGGCCAGCGATGCCACCGTCCTCATACTTCGGCAGGGGAAACTGCCCTTGCCGCATGGATTCCAGGATGGGCAGGTACTGGCGGGTGCGGTCCACGGGCATGAAGAACTCCCCAGACTGAACTTGCGCGATCATGTTGTCCTTGCGCCGCAAGCCCATGCGCCCGGGAACCTGCCCACCGTTGCGGAACGGCGGGGCGAACTCGTTGATCCGGGAACCGACACCGAGCTTGTCAACAATCCAGTTCCATGGACCGATGAGGCCCTTGTTGACGAACCCAACCACGGCCACGATGGGTTTCTTCGCTGCCTCCCGCAGACCATCCCACCATTGCATCGCCTTGCTGACACCGGAACGGAAGGCGCTGGGGATGGTGTCGGTGACGAACCTGGCGATACCGCGGAAGAACCCTGTCAGGGTGTCGATGGATCTGCGCCATGCCGGGATGATGGTTCCCGTCCACCAGTTCGTGATGGCTTGCCAAACAGCCTGAGCCTGGTTCTTCGCCTTGGTGATCGAGTCCGCCATGCGGCGGAAGAACCCCATCACCTTGTCCAGGCTTTGCGTCCACGAGGGGACGATGGTTCCGGTCCACCACCTGACTACCGCGGCCCACGTCTTTTTGATCCAGTCCGCTACGGCGATGACTGCGATGCGGAGCATGGTGTACTTCCGAATCAGCAGAGCAATCTGCTGACCAATCCACGGAATGATGACCCGCAGGAAGCCGAACATGTCCCTGAGGAAGATGTTCGCCTCAGGCCCCGATGCGGCGATCACCCCGAAGAACTGCGAGATGGACTTACCGATCTCCGGAAGGAACTTTGCCACGGTCTCAAAGAGCGGCAGAGAAGCCTTCACCATGGCCTCAATACCCGGCAGCATGTTCAGGGCCATCTGCGCAATCGCCGGAGCGAGCTTATCAACAATCGGCGCGAGGCTTTTCGAGATCCGAGTCAGTGTCGGCTCCGCCTGCTTCAACGCCTTGGTGAAGGTGGCCGCGGCACGGATCATCGGCTGCTCGAAAGGCTTGCCCATCTTTTCGAACGTCTTCTTAGCATCCTTGCCGAACTTCTCCCACGCCTTCGCCACCCTCTTGTTGGTGATAGCAGCAGCGATGCCAGCAGCGAGGAAGCCCCCACCGACCGCAAGCAGGAGCCCCGCGCCGATGGCCGCAGCGACAGCAGGTGCCATCGCTGCGGCGATCACACCAGCGATGGCAACACCGATGGGTCCCAACATTCCAGGTACCGCCTGCAGGGCACCGACGGTGGACTCCTTCAGGCTGGTACCGAACCTCTTGCCGAACGTGGCAAGGGAACTGTCGGCCCGTTTCTTCCACGCCGAATCAAGGAAGAACTTCCGGAACCCACGACTCGCCCCCTTGGACAGCTGATCGCCGATCTCCTCACCAACCTTGACGAAGTGACTGCGGTTGCCTCGCAGGCGCCGTCCTGTCTCCTTCGCGAAGTGTTCCGGATCGATGGTCGCCGGAACGACCACCTTCTCTGACCGGCTCAACCGTCGGATGCGGGCCATGAACCGTGGAGCAAAGCCCTTGAAGTCGGGAAGGACGTCGACATAGACGGCGCCTCCTGAATTACCTTCGGGTGAGGAACCCCCAATAGGCGCAGTCATTGCCTAGCCCTCCCCCTTGATCGACCCCGGGATATCCTCCCACGACACAGGCTTGCCCGGACTGTTCTTCGGTCGCGGCCTGTCCACCCGAGTCATCCCCGCCATGGCGGCGAGACGCTGTTCCGTCGTCAACACGGGAGGCATGCGCTCCGCCATTCCCGTCGGCAACGCGCGCGGAGCAGTCGGCGCCTCCAACCGGAACGCCTCCCGCTCCGGCTCCACCGGCTGCAACGGCCCACGGATCGGTTGCCCATGAGCCACAGGACCGTTGGGACGCAACTGCGTGAGGTAGGTGTACGCCAGCGAGTTGCGTTGCTCAGCAACGTCCAGCCGGTCACGGTCGGTGGGCCGCGGGTACGGAACGAACTTGGGCGTGCGGCTACCCCGACGCCTGTTCGGCCTGGTGTTGATCACGGTAAGGCGCAAAGCCTGCGTCTCCTCGATGAGGTCCGCAAGAAGGAAATCGGTGTGTGACCACCGGAACCCCCCACGCTGCCCGCCGAGACGGGCCTTGTAGCGGGAGTCGGGCGGGAGTTGCTTGAGCAGAACGTGCAAACGTCGCCACGTCATCTTGCCCGTGTAGACGTCCCGCACGTCGATTCCCCGCTCCAGCAAGTCCGCCTCTATTTCCTCCGGGAACTCCGAGAGTGCCGCCTTTGCGCCCTGGATTCCCCCAAGCCCACCCCCGATTTATCGGTGATGTGCTCGAACAGGCGGGCGATCACAGCGACCCGCTTGCCCGCCAGTGATTCCAGGCGCTCGATGGTGTCCCGCCGGTCGTCACGAACGCGCTGGCGTTCCGTTGCGTCCGGGATGTTGTTCACCTCGTCCGCATCCGGATCGAACAGGATGCGAAGCGCCTCAATGAGTTCCCCCTCATCGAGGGCCGCGGTCGCCGAGTAGGGCCACTGTGACGTCTGGGGGAAGTGAATCCACTTGTCCTCGATCTTCACCGGGATGGGCTTTGCTTCCGCTTCCGCACGCAGCGCGTCGTCACGATCGAAATCATCCAGGTCAAAAGCGAGGGAACTGTCGATACCTTCCGGAAGGTCGACGAAATCCTTACGTGCTGGCATGGGTTACTCCTCAGGAATGAACCCTGTCCCCGGACGGCGGTGCCCGGGGATGGGAATGTCAGGACGGAAGCGCAACGCCACCGTACATACGCTGCATCGTAGTGCCATCGGCGGCGAGCAGCGCCGTAAAGGTCACCTCGTAACCAACAGGCTCATCGCCCTTGTACACGATCTCGCCACGATCAGTCACCTCGCACCGAGGAACGATGAACCGGAACCGGCGGGAACCGTCAACAATGTCCAGTCCTAGCGCGCGCTCGTCCGGCGCGGTGTTCTGCCCCTGAATGAACCCGAGGTACTGGTCATCGCCCACGCCCTGCGATGACATCTCCGAGATGGGGACGGCGTGGTACAGCGACAGCACGAACGCGTTCGATTCGAGGAACACCACCGAGAAAGTGGTGACCTTGCGGGAGATCTGCGTACGGACCGGGGAGTCGTAACCCCACGCCCGGACCTCGGTACGGTCCTGATCAGTGCCCTCGGTGAGGCCGTCCTCGGACATCAACCCAAGGTCATGCCACCCGGTGCCCCACGCGGACGTGAGCCCAACGGGGGCGATGGTCCCGACCGGACCCTCGTACGCCAGACCGGCATATCCGATCCGGACGCCTTCGGCATCTGCCATGTCTGTCTCTCCTAAGATTCACGGTGAAAGAGGAGCCCTACGGTGAAACCGTAACGCTCCACTGTTTTGTCTTCCTCGGGGCGCGGTGCGGGACCGGCCGAATCGAATGCGCGAGTGACAACAATCCCCCGATGCCGCACACCACCCATGGACAGCAGCACGTCACGCGCCTGCGTGGCCAGCGTTTCCGCATCGCCGGTGGTCCAACAGTCGACATCAATGATCGCCTCGTCCAAGCGCGCAATGCGGTTACGCATCACTCCACCGATCCGCGTGGGACGAACCGCCGGCCACACCGGCTGTGCCGGGAGGACGGGGTACACGTTCACGCCGATGGGGTTGAGCCAGTCCCGCAGATACTCACCGACGACCACCGTCACAACGGACAGGTCCGTCGTAACGGTGGGAACGCCAGCGGTGTACGCATCAAGCGGGATGAGAGGCATGGTGGTTACTTGCCCTGCGCCGGACGAACTTGCTCAGTTCCCTCGGGGAGGTTCAGGTTCACGTGACCATCCTTGACCTTACGCATGATCCACGCGGTGGGGCCCTCCACGAGTTCCCCCGGGGTCACATATCCCGAACCGTCAGGCTTACGGAACGGGAAAGCGGCCACGGCGCGCAAGGTCTCAGTCTCGTACTGCTCCGCCATGGTTATCCCTTCGCGGCATTCAAAGCGATGCCGAGTGTGTGGTAGGCACGCATGTATCGGGTGCCGAACTCAAGGAAGACGGAATGTGGCTGCTTGGCGATCACACGCCACCCACCGCCGTCGAGCTTCACGATATGTATGTCTTGGAAGTAGTGGGGCCGAAGCCCAGGGCCAACACCGTACCGGCCCGTCGTACCGACAGGGGCGGTACGGACCGCCCAGTCGTGGACCCGCTCCGCCCGGGGGTACAGCCTCTCGTGCGCCAACCTTTCCAGTTGGCGATCAAGGTTTCGGCGATTCATCTTCGCGTCAGCCACCGGTCACCCCGACACCGCGACGAGAGACAGTTCGGTATGCCGGATCCGTCCCGTGGCCGGGTCCGGGTGGAAACTCGGCGCACCGAGTACCTCCAACTCCAACCCCCGCCAGGTGACACGCGCGGACGAGGAAACGTCCACTTGCCCTTCCAAGAACGCCCGGTACGACGTCACGATCTGATCCCGGGTGCGCCCCGCGTCCCTGGTTTCCTGTGACGTCCCGGGCAGGATCACCCCGTAGCAACGCACCGACGGGGAGGCGGCAACCCTGCCCGGGATGACGTTGCCGAACCGGTCCGTCGTTGACGTCGCCGACACGTCCGAAAATGTCAGCAACTCCGACGGGAGGGCGAACATCATTGGCGCCACGCACCGAACCGCATGCTGGTCTGGTTCAGGTAGGCGAGCACGTTCGGCCCGAACTTCGGCGTCGGCGCGTTACCCCCACCGGAACCGGACCGGCGAGTCCAGGACACCGAACCGGTGGACATGGACGAGAAACCGTCCTTAGCGCCCGTCTCGTCACCGAGGTCCATCATGTATTGCGCCTGCAGCAGCGTCATCATCATGATGTCGTGCCGCACCCGTGCGTCCGTGGCGAAGCCGTCTTCGCCGACGTCGTACAGGTACCCGCCGAGGAGTTCCCGGATCCGTTCCGTTGCCCTGTCGAGTAGACGCTCCGGGTGGCGCGGCATGGGGTCGTCCTCGAGGAACGACTCCAGCTCATCGACTGTCGCGTACGCAACCATGCCTGCGCCCCTCCCGAGGACTTGTCGTCAGACCCGTCGCGAAACACCCGTGTCAAGGTCACGCTCAACCTTGACCGTGGCGCCCGTGAGGGGGTTGACGGTCACGTCGTAGGTTTCGGTCCGGGCGTCGCCCTCGGTTTCCTCGGTGCGCCCACCAACCTCACCGATCTTGACGTAGGCGACCACGGAACCGTGGCCCTCCTTCGCCGCCTCGGCAAGCTCGCGGCCCGACGGGGTCGCGGTGGACACCCGCTCGCTCGGGTCCCACGTGTCGGCCGGGGCGTCGCCCGGCGCGGTGTGGCCCACCGTGCCGGGGACCTCACCCTCGGCGCGCGTGACGCGCGGCTGCTCGCCGGTCACGTGGCCCTCGGTCTGAGCCTCGGCCACGGCCTGTTCCGCCGTCGGGCCCGAATTCAGGTCGTTGACCACGGCCTCCGACGGGCGGGGCTCACTGGCGTTGGTGCCGGCGGACTGCTTCGGGCCCTTGCCGTTGTCCTGAGTGTTAGCCATCGTGGCTATCTCCTCTGTGTGAAAGTGCCGGGATGGACTGATCAGGAGTTGAGCACACCGGTCATGCGCGCAGCGGCCTTACCGCCGAACGTCGCCAGACCGCAGTAGAACTCGATGCGGGTGCGGTACACGGGCTGTGACTGCAGGAAACCAAGGTCGTCGACCTGAACGCCACCGTTGGTGAGGCCAGTGACACCACGGTCCGTCTCGTCCTGGCCGAACTTCACGGCGTAGATGGACGACGTGGTACCGGTGGCGGTGCCCTGAGTCTCGGTCTGCGGGAGGATGTCAGCGCCGGACAGGTTCTGCCCCGGGTCGAGAACCGGGATGCCGTTCCAGGTGAGCACGCGCTTGTTGGTCATGTCTTCGCGGACGATGTCCACACCACCGACGCGGCGGCCAGCGGAACGGACCTTCGCCTGCAGGCCAGCGTTCATGTAGATGGCGCCGTTGTTCGGGTTGATGCCGGGAACGCGGGACAGCAGGTTGTCCAAGGCGTCAAAGAATGCGTCCCGGGTGGTCGCGTCGGTGTTGATGCCAGCACCGTTGGTGCCGATGGCGAACACCTGGTTACCGGTGAGGCGCTTCTTGAGGCCGTCGAAACCCTTGGCGGCTTCACCACCGGCGGAGGTGTCGTTGTTGAAAAACGCGTCCTGGAATCGGTAGGCAGCGGCCTTGACCTTCATGGCGGTCTGCACGGCGCGCTGGTCATTGAGGTTGCCGCGGGTCTGCACGAGGAACCGGTCAACGTCCGCGTCGCCACCCATGATGACCAGGGACTCGGTCGCGGTGACGACAACACCGGTCGACTCGGTGTACGCCTCGTTGACGTTACGGAACGCGATGCCGGGCAGGGTGCTTTCCGCGTTGTACGCGTAGGCGTTGCCCTGGACCTCCATCAACGGAAGCCGGTCAAGGACCGGGGATTCCTGGACGAACATTTCCAGTACGCCACGCTGCAAATCGTTGGTCGACAAGACCGCCGCTTGCGCCAGGGTAACGGCCATAGCCGGACTCCTCAGGGGTTACGGATTCGACGTGGATGCGTACGCATTCACGAGACGTTGTTGTGCGTTGAGTGGGGCGGGGCGCGTGGTTCCGCTCCCGCCGTTCATGGAACTCGGCCCACCGCTGGCGACAGGCGCTTTCGGTTTCGTCTCTGCCTTGAGAGACGCATCGGCCTTGATCGCCTCGGTGATCGCCGCCTTGACCTTGTCCCCGAAATCAGCAGCGTCGGGATTCAACGAATCCATCTTCGCCATGAACGATCGGGAATCGAGTAGGCGCGCGGGACTGGCGCCGAGAGCGGGGTCAGACGCGAGACGGAACACAGCTAGCTGGACGGCCTGGTCTTTGGCTTTCGCTGCAGCTGCATCGCGTTCCGCGGTTGCCTTTTTCAGGGCTTCCGCCGGGTCTTCCGTGCCGTCCTCTTTCAACCCGAGGGTTTTCAAGATTGCAGCAAGTTGTCCCTTGGTTGCCTTTTCCGCTTCCTTCGCCTTGCGGGCGTCTTCGCGCGCCGCGTCCAGTGCACGCTGTGCACGGGCGGGGTCGAAGTCGCCGGACCACCGTTGCGTTTCGCCGCTGTCCGATTCCGCACCGGTCCTGGTCTCGCCCTGGCCGCCAGTGTCGCCGGACTCAGGTGCGGTCCCGGTTCCGCCCGTAGGAGCGGGTACGCCGGATCCGCCCTGAGTCATCAGACCTAGGGCCATCAGGGATGCGAGTGTGGACATGATGCGTAGAGATCGGAACATGGCGCGTGTCCCCCTTGGGATACGAATGCAGACATGCGCACTTGCGCATACTGGCCCGATCTTACGGTAAGCCTTGACGTAACGCCTAGCATGTGATCAGGGGACACTCGGCCTCAGCGACATAGCCCTAGGATTCCTATAGTCCCCGGAACGGACGTGGGGGTTACGGGGATGCGGGTACGCTACGTCGCCCCTCAGCAAACGTATCCCGCCCGGTGCAAGGGTAGGGGTCTTTCCCGGCGCAACGGCGGGGTAGCTCACGGGATACGTGTCGCGAACGGAACCCGATTACGAACAGCGGAACGCGCCCGACTCTTGACGGTCTTCGGCAAGGCAGGGTCCGCAGCCAGCAATTTCTCAGCCGCCTTGCGCCGCGCCGCGTCCGACTCCGATTCCAGGGCGAACCCGAGGATCACGGAACGTTGCGCCTCACGCTTGAGCGCGTCGGGCAGGGAACCCAGATCCGAAGTCCACTCGACCGACCACGGCGCCGTCCCACACCGGCACGACGGGTGCAACGGCGGCCCTGTAAGGGCACCCTTCGGGACGGCGTACGCCTTGCCATTGGCGCGGTACGTACGGCCCTTCGGGAACACCCCGCCCCTGGACATGACCCCCGCCAGGGCAAGACAGTCCAAACAGGCATCGCGTTCGGGGCGCCACACGGTCTCCCACCCGTTCTTGCGAGCCACCATGTCCACACCATCAGCATGAGCAGCGTTAACGATCGTTCGGGCGCCCATCTCCACCGAGCGGGTCACCGCCTTCGCCATGCCGGCCACCGTGCGCATGTCGTCCAGGGTTGTCGCCGTGTCCGCAACCAGCTGGACTCTGTTCGCGCGCCTGATGGCTGACGGCACAACCGAGTTCACCAGGGAACGCAGGGACCGAGGCAGGCGTCCGGCGACGATAGGCGCAGCGGCCACGGGAACACCGATCAAGCCACCGCTCGCAGCAGCGTTCGCGACGCCCAGGGCCAGCGCCATCTCGGCAATGGGCGCAGGGTCGACGCCACCGAGAACGGCCTTGATCTGCTCAATGAACGTGGCGACGATGCCCCGGATCCGACGCGCCTGATCCGGGGTGGCCTCGAGCGCGTCACCGACGATGATGGTCCACCGAGTAACCAGGTCCCGGGTGAACGCGTCCACCATCTTGCGTACGCGCTCGGTCAACGATGCGGCTGCCTCGTCTTCCGTCTCGATCAGTGCTTCGGCCTGAGACTCCAGTAACTCCAGATACTCACTCAGCGTCGCCACGGGCGCCGCATTCTTCACAACACGGGTACGGATGATTAGCCGACAGACGTGGGTGCGCGCACTGGGGTTCGCGTAGCGCCGTGGCGCACATCCGATTCCGGTCTCCATGGGGCAGACACCGATCACCGGATATCAACCCGACCGGACGGCCGGAATCCACGCAATAACGTTCCTCGGCCGGAACTTGTAGCCCGATCACCGTTCGACCTCCCCACGGACTGGACCCGTCAGCCGGTTACGGAACGCGCTACGGGTGGGCTCGTCAACGTCCCCGAGCGCCGACGCCGTGTTGAACCGGGACACCGCCTCAGCCATACGAGAGGCGTCCTCCAGTCCGGAGATGGCCTGTACCTCTTCGGCAACCCGCTTGTCGTCCCAGTCAGGGTGGAACATTCGCACCTTGGTTTCAGCACTGATCGCCTTAGCTGCGTCCAGTGCGGCGATGGTCTGCGCCGTCTCCAACTGTCCGGGCTGCACGGACTCCGGCCATTCCACGTTAGGAACCTCCAGGTCCGCACCGTCGCCGAATACGAACGACTGCAGACGCGCGAGGGTGACCACGACCTCGGGGAGAACGGAATCCCAGTAGTCCCGCTTCATGTCCTGCGTCATGAGGGTGCGCTTGGCTTTGTTCTGGATCTCTGTCGCCGTGACGGCTGCGCCCTCGGTCTCGCCCGTGAACGTGATCATCGAGTATCCGGCGCCCTGAATGATGGCCTCCCGCAACGCATCGCACGTGCGCGCGTGTTCCTCCACCCGGATAGCAAACTGGACTTGTTCGATGGGCACCTTATCCACATCAAGGCCGAGATTCATGCCGACATACAACTCTTTGTCCAGGTCAACGAACGCGCCCTTACCCTCGGCCAGAGGAGACAGCGCGGAACGGTCCATGATCAGGCGCGCCTTGCCGAGGCGGATGTCGCGCATCCACGACGTCCACGCCACATCCAGCGCAGCCATGGCGTCCTCTACCCCTGAGTAGTCCGAACGCCCCCAGTTCGCCGCCGTCGGCACGTTGCGCCAGATCCGATTGGGCAGAATGTTCGGCACATACCAGGCGGTGAGCGAGCCATCATCAAGGCCGGTGGGGATGACCCCCTCGTCCTGCCCGTCGACGATGTCCGGCGGGAGATAGCCACCCTCGGCGGGAGCGTCGCGGAACGCCACACGCTCACCCAACTCCTGCGGGGTACCCCGGTACATGCCGTGAATGATGTATCCCGGCTCGTGGCGCTCCAGGTGGCGCCACACGGTGTTACCCTCCTGCCAGACGATCTCCCAGAACGTCACAGCCCGCAGACGGTCATGCGCCCACTCAGGCACCGCAACATCCGGATGCACGGGCACGGTCCACGCGCGCGCACGGAGGTTCTGGTCCCACACCGCCCGCAGATACACCCCGCCCAATGCCGATTGAATCTCCGCAGCCTGCCGCAGCCGGGACCACAGCCCATCCTCGATCAGGTCCTCCACGAACTGC